CTCGTCGGCGCCGAGCTCGAGGTCGGCGGGTGTAGGCACCAGCGCGCGTGCGAGCGTCTCGCCGTAGTCCTCGAGCGCGCTAAAATCAAAGTCGAGCGCGATCATGATCGTGTGAGCCTGTGGAATCCGTGAGCGAGCGGCTCGGCGTTCGGCCCGGGCTCGCCATCACCATCGGTGTCGAGCGTCACGCCGCGCGCGACGAGCCTCGAGAGCTCTTCTTTGTAGAGCTCTCGGTAAACCTTGCGCTTGTGCGCGTGCGCGTCGTCGGCGATGCGCATCGCGTCTGTGTGGATCAGCTCGAGGGCGCGGTAACTCGTGGCGCGCGCGAGTTGGTGATCCCTGCCTCCTGCGGCCTGCGCGTGCGTGATGCCTGCGAAGTTCTCGGGGAGCGGTCCGGCGAGGGTGTCGAGCGTGCTCGCGGGGATGTTCGCCCTGGCGCCCTTCAGCGTGGCGGTCGCGGTGACAGCTTGCGAGGCGTTCGCGGCGATCGTGACCGAGGGGAGCGCGAAAAGGGGCGCGCCCGAAAAGGGCAGCCTGTCACCGTCGAGTTCGCGTGCGGTCGCGGCGAGGGTGCCCTCTTCGATGTCCAGGGGGCCGTCTGGTCCTGCGGTGAGCGTGACCTCGCAAGTCGCGAACGCGCTGTCATCGACTGGAGGATAACGCTCGACTTCGTAGCCGTGCCCGAGCAGATCTGCGAGCACGTCGCGCTCTGCCATGGCGATCTTTGAGGCGAGCGAGGCGGGCGAGAGTCCGAGCGAGGCGACTTGGTTGTCATGCTCCTCGAGCGTCTGGATGTTCGCGTATGTGGCCATGTTCTACTCGAGAGAGGGAGGTTTAGGAGAGCCGGACTCAGGGGAGCGCCTTGATGATGGCGGCGCGGTCCATGCGCTTGGTGACGCTGACGCCCTGGGCCTTGGCGTGCTCGCGTAACTCATCGTCGCTCATGTCCTCGATGCTGGCCTTTTCCGCTTCCTCCTCGCTCTCGGGCGCGTCGGGGAGTTTCTCGGCGCGCGCTTCTTCCTCTTCTGGGATCTTGTATCCTTTCTTGAGGAGCTCGAACACGCGCTCGGGTGCGACCTTGACCTCTCGAGCGCTCTTGTTCACGAGCGCGACGCTCGCTTTGTTCGCCTTGGCGTTGGCGATGATCTTTTCGACCACCTTCTTTGGTGCGGTCGGCGCGTAGGTAAAGCCTCTGACGAGGTGCTCTTGCACCTTGTCTGCTGCGACTTTGACCTCGCGGCCAGATGGGTTGTAGAGCTTCACGCTTTCAGACATGGAGGGCCTCGTTGGTTCAAGGGAAGGAGTGATGTTTTAGATCGCACAGCGAGGCGCGCTCGTGACACGAAAGGCGATGTCATGAGCGCGCCTCGCCGCGCGAGCTGGGCGTGGCGAGGTTTGGCGCCTGGGGCGCGCGAGATCAGCTCTGGAGTTCGACGAGCAAGCGATCGTCTTGGACGACCATGCCATAAAGCACGTCGATGTATTCGATGTGTTGCCTTGCGGTCATGTCGAACGCCTTCAAGTAGCGCATCGCCACGCCAGTCACCGGGTCGACCATGATCTCGCCGGTGGCGCCAGTGAACCTCTCGGGGATAGGCATCGCGCGCGACAACATCGCGAACGCCATGGGGTGGAAAGCGATGTTGTGGGTTTCGAGCGGCGCCGCGCCAGTCTCGTGGATCTGGGACGAATAGTAGGTGTTGAACCCTCGCACGCGCCCGATCTCGGCCTCGGCCAGCGCCTCGTTGGTGCCGCGCTTGTCCGCGTCGCGATATTCGGCGGTCTTGAGCAGCGCCTCATCATCTTTGGGCGACACGGCGAGGATACGGCCCGTTTTCGGGGCACCAGCCTCATTCAACGCGCGGCGCGCGGCGAGGACCGTACTGTCGCTAAGGTCCGTGCCATAGGCGCCCACCGCACTGCCCGCGTCAGCATAGAGCCCGAGCAAGGTTGACTCCATCTCGTCGGAGAGCCCGATCATGGCATCTTCGATGCGGTTGAGCACGTTTTGGATACCCAACCCTGACGCGAGATCGGTGCTCTTCCAGGCAACGTACTTCCACTTGTCGAGGGTGATATTGATGGGGGTGTCGGTCGTGTCCTGGAACACAGGCGCGGTGCCCTCGACGCCATCCTGGATCACCATAGCGCCGCGCTTGGCGATGGTGACGGTTTTGCCCTTCTCGGCGACCTCCTTGGAGTAGTCCTTGGAGATAAAGCGGACGAGGCCCTGGTTTTTGCGCAAGGCACCGATCGCCTCGCTGAGAAAGAAATTGGGAACGAGCGTGGTCGCTGTAGTCGTCATTCGTGAGCCTTTTTAGGTGGGACTGGCACAAGGCGAGGTGGGCGGGGTCGAGGCGACTTCAGCCTTTCTCGAGCATCACGCGCACCTTGTCGCGGTTGGCCAGCATGTAGTCGGGATCGTTGATTCGGGAGGGGTCGAGTTTGAACGCCGCGGGGGGTGGCCCGTCATTGCCGTTGCTGCCTGCGCCCGCGCTGGATGCGGCGCGCTGGTAGTGGGGGCGCTCCTCGAGCCACCGGCTGGCGAACTCGGTGACGGTCAGTTGGCCACCCTCGCCGTTGGTGAGCGGGGCGCCCGTGGCGTCCACAGGGTAGGCGTTCCCCTCATCGTCGTAGCGAACGCTCGCCGAGATGAGGGTGGCGGCCTCCTGTGGAGAAACGCAGCCTTTCGCGCTGAGTTCGCCAAGAAGGGTTGTCTTCAGGTTGGCTTGCCTGTTCTGTTGCTCGAGGGCGGCGACGCGCTGGCGCTCCGCTTGAATCGCGGCCTCGCTCTCGGCCTTGGTCTTCTCGAACAACTGCTTGTAGTGCCCTTGTTCTGCGAGTTTCGTTTCCTCGGCCTTGCGTTGTTGTTCGATGAGGGTCTTGACCTCATCGAACGACTGCACGCCGAGATCTGCGAGTTCGCGGTCGCGCTTCTGGCGCTCCCTCGCGAGGCGCTCTTGGACGAATCGGTCGACATCCGCTTGTGTGAACGTCGCCGTAGGCGTTGGAGGGCCTTGCGGTGTGGGGTTTGGGGGCGTCGGTTGCTGCGTTTCTTCGTTTTCCATGCGCTTGACCTCCATAGAGAATCACCCACACAAGGCGCGCAAGTGTGCCTGTCATGGGCTTTATTCAGCTACGCTCGGAGTAGAGCGAGCCGCTTGTGTTGTGCTTGGGTAGCGCTGTTATGCGCCGTTGCGTGACTGTTCGATAAGCTGGGCCTCGAGCTCGGCGCGCGCGTCGATGTCCGACAAGATCTTGTCGAGATTGTCCGCGTCGAGCCGTCTGCCAAACGCTGAACGCGTGAACGCTTGTTTGTGGACTTCGGCTCGCGCTTTCCCGCCGAGGCCAAGAGAGAGCAAATCCTGGCCTTGTTTGAGCTCTTTCGAGAGCCCATCGATGTCGTAGCTCTCGGGATAAGAGCGATCGTTCTCCTTGGGGTGGGGCATCTCCATCCAAAGCGAGGCGAGCTCGTCGACCTGCGCCTCTACGTCGGCCATACGAGCGCCGAATTTGAGCAACAGCGCGTTCTTGTCGTGCTGCAAGTAGGAGAGCGCTTCGCCCGAGTGGGCCGCGGCGCTCGTCTCGCCCGTATAGCCGAGACCCGAGAGGCGGCGCACCTCGTTCTCCGTCTTCTCGATCTCGCTTCGGATCGTGTTGATCTGCGACACGTCCGGCCCGAGGTAGAAGGGCTTGGCGCTATCACTGGGGACGGGGATCATACCCGCGACACTAAACGAACCCTGTTGAGATTTGATCTGCTCCCACATCTCCTGTGGGACGCACAGCACGTTAAACACGTGCTGGTAGATCTGCTCGTCGATAAGCGAGACAAAGTTAAAGAGGCGTCTGTTGGCGGGCGCCAGGTCTTGAATCGCGCTCGTGGCGATCGGCTCGCAACCTCGACGCTCTCCCCAAAATCCAGACACGATCGGAACGCGCCCGCACGGATGCCGGCCCCACTCCACAATCTGCGCCGAGGTGGTCTTCTTCCCCTCCGGGCTCTCGCCTTCGGTGAGCGAGTAAAGCTCCCATGTCTCCTTGTGCCAAACACGATAACGCCAGCGCGGCGCGTCGGGCGCGTCGAATGGGCCTCGCGAGGTGGGCTCGGGCTCGCGAATCATCGCCCAAACAAACCGACCATGGCGATCCATGCGCCAGTCGATCAAGTCCTCGGGGTCGATAATCTGCGTGTAGGGGGCGATCCCTGCCTCGCGCTCCTGAGCTCGGGTGAGCGGCCGTGTGCCATCTTCGGTGCGCGTCTTGTCCACCAAGATATGCGCGACGCCTGCGGCCTTCACCTTGCGCGCGAACTTCTCATAGAACTGATCGGCGGTGGTGCCGCGCAGGTCCATGTTGTCATGCAAGCGCTCGATCGTCTCGCTGCCTGGCTGGCGCGAGATGGTGTTGCGATAGAGGTGGCTCGCGTAGGTGTCCACGACGAGGCGCGTGTGATTCGGGTAGTAGGCGCGCTGCATCCTCCTGGCGAAGTCCTTCTCGCGCTCCTTCTCGTGCGAAAAGAGGAAGCTCTCGCAATAATCGGGGCCTCCCGCGTAGCTCAACCGATAGAAACGCCAGAGGTCGGCGTACTCACGATAGAGCGGGTGCGTGGGCGCGCCGCTCACGTCTCGAGGGTGGTCGAGCGCGATGGCGCGCCCTGGGTGGCGCAAGTCCTCGGCTTGGTCGGTCGTGAGGGTGGTCATAAGCGTGGCGCCGTATCGAAGATGTAAGTTGACTTGTTGCGCAAGCGATACTCGGCGAGCGCGAGCGCCATCACGCCATCATCGTGATAGCCTGGGGGCGCGGTGTACCTGACACCCGTTCTCGTGACCTCATACTCGAAGTTTCTGAGCTCGCTTGCGAGGCCGTGGTCCTCGACAACCGAGAGCTCCTCGTTCCCGATGGCGATGGCGAGCCCTTCCATAAGCTGCTGTTTGCTTCGAGCTGAGAACTTGAAACCCTCGAGCTTGCCACACCGAAGCTGCAACCTCTCGACGGGCATATCGCCTGCGCCCGTCGAGTCAACAAGCGCGGGCGTGTTCCCGACAAGCGCGGCGATTCGATCAACCGTGCGCTCCCACGAGTCCTTCCAGCGCCACACTTGCGTGACGCATCCATACTCGTCGAGGCCAACGCCAAAGGTAAAATCGACGTACTTGCCAAGATCCCATCCCCACGCGACCGTGGGCCGGTTTGACAAGCCAGGGGCGATGATCCGTTCGATGTTCGCCAAGCCAAACGGGTTCGAGCCGTCATCGGCGGGCTCGGCGAGGTAGAGCTCTTTAAAGGTCGCCTCGGAGAGCGAGCGGCGCGCCTCCTCGATCTCCTCCAAGGCAAGCACGCCAGCGCGCACCGCGTCGAACGCCGTGAGCTTGAAATAAGCGTGGGCGGGGTCTTCGGCGTGCTCGGCGTAACGTGAGCGCTCATAGAACCAATTGTTCCTGCCCTTGACGTTCCCGATAAAGCGAGCGGGGCCTTGGGTGGCGGTGAGCGTCGAGCGTATGGCGGGGAGCGTCTCGGCCTTACAGCGCGATGCCTCATCGACAACCGCGCTGCACACGTCCTCGCCGTAGAGGTTATCTGGGTTCTGGGCGCTTTTAAAATGCCAGACCGAGCCGTTGCAAAACGAGAGCCTGAGCTTGGAGTTATTGGCGGTGTAGAGCTGCTCGGGGAAGTAGCGCTTGGCGCGCTTGAAGGCGATCTCGGCCTGGCCATAGACAGGAGCAACCCACCAATGCTCGCCAACCACTGCGCAGACGTTGAAACCTTGCCAGGCGAGCGCGCCCACGGTCTTGCCTGCCTTGGTGCTCGCCTCGATCCAGCTAAAGCGCTGCCTCGCGAAGATCGCGGCGTGCTGCTTACGGTAGAGTTGGGGGCCGCGGATCGTGATGCGTTGCGGCTCGGGCATGGTGTGTGCTCACTGCTCTAAGCGAGGGTCTCGATATATGCCGGCCCCTCTCTCGCGAGTCGCGCGAGCGGTCCTGATGTCACGCGCTCCCACCCTGCGGGGACACGGCGCCAGAGCGTGGCGTCTCCCTCATAGATGACGATTTGCGCGTCTCCGTCGGGGTGAATCCAAGCCTTGCCACCGTGAACAGGGGAGGCGCACTTATGCCAGCCTTTGAGCGCGCGCGGTGTTCGGGAGACCGGGGCGGGTGGGATGTTCATTCTTCCTTCTCGCGTGGCGTGTGCGGTTCGGTGAAGTCGCGCGGCGCGGGCATCTGGAAATCGAGCGTGATCGGCCCCTCGTGCTTGTGCGTGTGCTCCTGAATGTGCTTGAGGTTGAACTCTTCAGGGCAACGCCTCTCGAGCCACCAGGCGCTCGCCTGCCAGTGTGTCTTAGCGTGCTTGGCGATGTTCGAGACGTGCCACACCTCGGCTTTGGCGATGGCCTTTTTATAGGCACCAAGAAACCCCAAAAAGGGCTCCTCGCCATCCTCGCCGCGCTTGCACCAATTATCGAACGTGGTGGTAGAGATGCCGACGTAGGCGCAAGCGGTCTTGATGGTGTTCCCCGAGGCGATGAGCTCGCAAAACTTCTCCTCGAGCTCGGGCGTGTGCTTTGTAGGGCGCCCTCCTTTGCTCTCGTCGTTTTTGCAGTCGCTCATGGTGTGGGCCTATGGGTTATCAGAAGGGGAGAAAGTCATCATCTCGTGAGCGAAACGAACTCCTCGACTCTCGCCTAGAGAGCAGGTCGCTATACATGAAATCCTCGAGCTTTTGCGCGAGGTTGACGCCGCTACGCGTGGTGCCGTTCGAGCGCATCGAGCCGTTGAGCTCGGGCGCCATCTTTTCGCGCAGACTCGAGAGGCGCCAGCCTCCCCATTCTGCGCCCGTGCGAGGGTCGCTCCTGACGCCTTCCTCGGCGATGCCGAGCACCTTACCCGTTGGCGCGTGCACCACGGCCCAGGTGTTATCGTTCGCGTATGAGCCTGGCCCCACTTGCTGCGTGCGCGATGGGGCCACGAAGTCTTCGCGGTAAAAGGCGATGTTGCCTTCGACGTACCCCTTGACCTCGGTGTAGGAGCCATCGCTATTGAGCACGTAGAAGTTTTTCGTCTTGGCGCCTGGGGCCGACTGCCTGAGCTCGTCAGGGATGTTGACGATGGGGACGGTCTCGCCGTCGACCTCGATCTCGCCTCCCTTGCTCACGCTGTCCGCGCTGCGCTTGCGCGCGCCTCCTGCCCTGCCTCCAATCTGTCCGCGGCCCATATGTCACCTTGTGGGGATCGTGCTGTCTTCAAGCGAGAAGCGCCCTTTGGCGAGGTCCATCTTTTCGGGATACCACCAAAGGCCATGCTCCGTGGCCACGTCCTTGACCGCTTGCCCTCCCCCATAGACGAAGAAGAGAATGTCGTCGCGGCCTGCGTGCTCCTTGCAACGCTCGAGCGCTTCGAGCATCGAGTCGATGTGGTGTGTGTAACCGCGCGTCGCATAAGCGCGCCAGCCTTTCGGGACGCCGAGCAGGTTGAGATCCCAGAACACATCCTCGACGTTCACGTCGACCAAGACGCGGTGACCCCAGTGTTGCCACATCCTCGCGAGCCAGCGCTTTTGGTAAGTGCGCCAGAGCGCGATCGCCGCGGGCATCGCCTCGTGTGTCGAGAAGTTGACCTCGGCCACCGTGACGCATTGCGTCTTTGCCAGCTTGCTCGGGTCACGCCAGAGCCCGTGAAACTTGTAGTCATCAGCGTAGAAGATGACGGTTCCCGCCTTGTTGCCCCTTGCTTCCTCGCCCCAGCAAGCGAGCGGGAAGTCGATAAGGTCGGC